ACCGTAGATGGTATGGCAGCCGCAACAGGTAGCGTTGGACCTGGCGAACTTATGGAGGTAGACGTCGATGCCGAACTTGCCAAGTTCGAAAGCGATGACACCCCACTTTGTTCACTTATGCTCGCTGCAAAGAAAGTACCCGTAGATTCACCCAGAGTGCAGCACTATCAAATGGACGAGGAAGTCTCAACTGTTACTACCACTGCAGCGGTAACAAAAGGGACAGCAGCTTCTTTCTCTCTTTCTCTTTCAGAAGAGGATAAGAGTTATGTTCAAACCTACTCAACATTGAGAGTAAGAGGCGTAAATGGATACACAGAAGATGGTTCAAAAGAAGATGCAGGTTCTGACTTGCAGCTTTATGTTACAGGTAGAGATGCCAGCGACAACCCTATCGTCCGTTGTGTAAACGGTCCACGCCAAAGTCCTACCAACGAGTATTGTCAAACACCAGCAATACCAAAGGGTGCAAAGATTGATATCCTTGCAACAGCACTACACGAAACACAAAAAGTTGTGCCTCCCGACACATTCGTCCCTGTGCCAACACTTGTTACTCTACAGAAGCGAGGAATGACACGTGTAGTTTCTGACTACTTCGATAGTCAAAAGAAGCGTATTCCATTTACAAATGCGTTGCTTGCCGAATACTCTATTCGTAAGTTTAAGCACGTAACCAACCGTTCTTTGTGGATTGGTCGTGGTGGCAAAATGCCAGTTAAGGACGATAAGACAGGTACACAGATTGTGTATTTTATGACTGGTATTCGTTGGAGCTTTAAACGTGAAATGGAGCACATTGGAAAGTGGGAGTACGAAGACTTTGTAGGTCTTGGCAAACTCTTCTATACAGGCGCAGATGTACCAAAGGGCGCAATCTGTTTGTGCGGTAAGAATTTCTTAGAGAATATTCAATGCATAGACTTCTCAAAGCACCCCGAAGTGCAAATTAAAGTCGAAACCAATAACTTAGGTTGGAGCATTACACGTTTCCACACTGTATTTGGCGACTTTGATTTTAAACACGAGCCAACACTCGACCGTATCGGTTACAGCAACAGTGCCGCAATCTTAGGAAGCGACCGTCTTGTACACTATGTTCGCAGCGCAGAACACACCGATACGGAGAATGTAGAAGAGCACGAAGCAAAACGTGAGACGCTCATCGTATGGGACGCACTCGCACTCAAAGGTTCTTGCCACATCTTCATCAACGGCGAAGGTACACCAAAAGCAGCTGGCGCAACAAGCTATACAGTTTGGAAAACCAATCAAGCACCAACAGGCGCAGACTTGGTAGACGGCAAAGTTTACTATCTACTTGTAGATTGTCCAGGCATCAATGCTAAAGCTCACAAGGGCGAAACTTGGATTTACAAATCTGCAGGCGGTACTGGCTCTTGGGAGAAGTACGAGGGTGAATTAGACTTGTAAATTAGTGTATTTCATAATGTGATAATTTTTAAATGTTTGTAACCAAAGGGGGAGGTTGAGATAAGCTCGCCTCCCCTTAAACTTTTTAGCGATGACACAAAAAACGTATGGCGTATATGGAATGATAGAATGGAGTATTCTATTAAACGTTGCAGGTCGAATTATGAATATTGATTTTGAGGGCGGACTTGCATCAGGCACAGGCATTCGTCCTGCCACTTTTACCACTCGCAACGAAATAGTACAGTTCGCAATAGAGAATAGCGGACACTTTAAACACGGACGAATAATCCTTGTTAGCGAAATGGATATCGAAGAGCCAAAGGAAGCAATAGCAGAGGCTACAGAGATAAACCCTACTGACACAGAAGAAGTAGTAGAAGACAACTTAACAGAAGTCGAAGTGAGCAGCTTAGAAGAAGCAGTAGACTATTTAGTATCGAACTTTGACGATGCAAAGAAACAGCAGCTTCGCAGCAAGGTAACAGCAAAAGCCTTTGCAGAGACAAAGGGTATTCGTTTTGTAGGACTTTAATTACTTGTATTGCAATGATGTACAAAGTTGCAGATTTAGTAAACGAGGTGCGCACTGTTATTGACAGAAACAATAGCAGCGCACCTCTTGCTGGTTTAACAGATGTAGACACATTAAGCATAGACACGCTTATAGAGAGCAAGTTAGAAGATGCAGCACGTGCAGTAACTGTAAATGCTCCACGCCATTTGTTAGATAGTGGCAAGAGCATAGGTACTGCCGTAGCGTGGAGTTCGTCAAAGACAAAACACTGGGGCTTTACACAACTACCCGAAGACTTTTTGCGATTACTAACATTTCAAATGGCTGATTGGAGCTATCCCGTAACAGAAGCTATTACAGATGCAGACCCCGAATACAAACAACAAAACAGCCGTTTTGCAGGAATAGGAGGCAATCCGCAACGCCCTGTTGTAGCTATTGTACAACACCCTATTGGTTTGATATTGGAATTTTATTCGTGTACATCTAACGATGTAGCCGTAAAGGTGGCACGCTACATTCCTATACCACGTATAGAAGACGAACATATCGGTATATCCGAAAAGCTCGAAAAGGCTGTGATATACTACTGTGCCTATCTTGTCCTTTCCTCTTTATCCGAAATAGAACAAGCAAAACTAATGTATTCTATTTATATGGACTTGTCCGAACTGAAACATTAAAACGATATTATGACTGACAACCTTTTAGGAACATACCAAAGTTTAGAAGCTGTACACGTAGCGCACCCATTAGGTGGCATACAAGGCGACTATGTAATTGTGGGCGATAGCAATTACTATTGGAATCCGTTATCATTAGAATGGACGAAAGAGAAGCCTACTGTTACTGTACCAGCCAACAAAATTAAAGAGAAAAACAATCTTGGCAATTTCGCAAACATCTTAGAGGTATATAGTAGATACCCCGATGGTGGCAAGGAGGGAGACTATCTATTCATAGACGGCATAGAGTACGTTTGGAATAGATGGGAGCGTATATGGCAAAGCAAGGGCAACACTACACCAACAGGCGGACGAACTACAAATACCTTTGATGGAGACCTTGCCGTTGAGAACGATTTAATTGTAGGTGGCATATTACGTGTAAAAGGGTTCAGTTTCGATAATCCCGATACACCAGGTGGCAGCAGTGGGCAAGGCACACCAGCCACTATGTCGCTAAAGACGCTAAATGAATTTCCAACGACACCCGAACAAGCTATTGCTTTTGTTAAAGAGAAAAACCAACATACGGTTCTCTCTATAGTTGATAATGGCATAAATGTAGGCGTACTTCATATCTATGCCGACCAACCCCGACAAGTCCTCACAGAGGTAATAGAAACACGCCTTTTAGTAAATGCCACAAAGGTCGGTGGCGGACACGTATATTCAGAACCTATACGCTATTGGCGCAACTATGGTTTACGGCAAGACTATAGCGGTATAAAGAAGTATCAATGGACGCTATGGCGACAATGTAAAGACGATACACTTGTGCGTCTTAACGAACGTCTTGATATGATGTTTGAAATATACAACGCATCGCCAAATGGTCAATTATACACATTACGTGAAGTCGTAAGCACTGTTACAGATGATAACAGAGTTGAGTTCAAACGTTGTATGATGATTAGTTTCTTAAGTGCAGAAACAAAAAAGCGTGTATACTATGTATGCACAACCACCGACAGGTCAAAGAATGAAAACGATTGGAAACAACTAACAACAGAAGACAATTTAGAACAGACAAAACAACACGTTAGCGCATTACCTTTCGATGGATATGTAGATGATGTGCAAGCCGTTTCACTATCAGCAGCCGATGACGCAGAAGACAGCAATACATCTAACGGATTAACTCTCACTCCCGAAAACAAGAAAGGCGTTATGTGGGACAGAGTTAAGAACGTGTTTGTGTATCAAAAAGGAGACACCTATTACACTAACTGGAAAGGTGCTGACGATTATGGAGAACTTGCACACGATGGACGCAAGCCAACTGTAGGCATACTATTCTATCATCGCATTTATGGAAATGCGTGTACGTGGAACGGCTCTAAAATGCTACCTATTATAGGTGGGAGCAAAACAGAGATTATAGAAGATGCAACACGCATCACAGAGGAAGAGATAAACAATATAGTAAACGAATAAAACAAATACTATGGCAGAAAGACATTTCTTAGATATCGCAGGGTTAAAGCACTTCGCACGCAAGATGAAAGAAAACCTTGCGCAGACGCAACGAGTTGTAACAAACAAAAACTTCTTAGCAGAGCTTGACAGCAACGAACTTGCGATACTTGACAATTCACAATTTACCTATCCTGCAGGACAGGCGTGGTGGATAAACGTTAAGCAGAAGCTTATCTCCGACAACAGCCGAAAGGCGTTTGAATTTATAGTTGTAACAGGAGCGAATACAGCCAACATCAATTTCAGCTGGTACTTAGACGTTAAGAGAGACGCAACACCATTACAACCAAATTCAGCCTATCTGTTTCGTCTATATGGCTATGGAACACAATATCAGAATGGTCAGCTGTATGGCAAAACGCTTTATGTAGTAAAGGAGAAAATTGGATAAATCATAATCAATAAAACAGTTTAGTTATATGGCAGAGAAAAAATTTTTAGATTTAGAAGGTCTCAAACATTACAACAGCAAGATTAAAGCAGGTTCTGTTCGAGTGGGATACGCAGAAGTAGCCGAACGAGTGGCAGCATCAGGCATTCAGTGGGGAACAACACAAATTCCACTTGCCAACATTCCACGTGCAGCAATGGAACGTTGTATGGTTGTAGCAAACGACACAGCACGTTTCGCACTTACAACAGACCAAGTACAGAATGGCGACACCGTGAAAGTTACATTAAACGGTAAGATGTATTTTGTAAAGGACGATACCAAACTTAACTCCGAAGCTGGTTACGAACCTTATGTTGCAGGTGCAGCATCTACAGCCGAAGTTGCCGAAAGTGTCGATTGGGAGAAAGTGAAAAACAAGCCAAACAAGTTTGTTCCCGAAAATCACGGCACAAATGTAGTAACAGCACTCACTGGCTATATTCCATCGCTTGATACAGATAACGTGTTTAACGAACTTAGCGAAAGCGATACTCTTAATGCAGCCTTAAATAAGCTGTATAAGAACGACTACAGAATGCTTCCAACTCTTGATATTGAGAGTTTAGACTATTCACCAGGCACAGGCTTAGAAGCCGTTAAGAGGCTCGCAGGTATGCAAGCTGTTATTCGCTATACGCTTACCTATACAAACGGAGACAACAAGACGTATGCGGTTGGAACATTAGAGGAGTTTACAGACAACGCTACACTTGCTATTACGCAGATAGCTGAAACACGATGCGTATTAGACGGCACTAAAAGTTTTCGCTTTAAAGAGGCACAAGGCGCACAACGCTATATTCGTCATTACATATTAAAAGACGGCAACCCATTAGGCGCAAAGAACACGTGGACAGCGTGGAAGCCATATTGTGGAGAGGAAACACAAAAGCTAATTGATGCAGCAAAGCAGGAGGGGACAGATGCTAAAACCCTTGCTAACAGCGTAAAGAACGAGGTAAACAATTTTACACGTATCACTGAAAGCGAGATAGATGCTGTTATTTAATATACTATTCTATCAAACAAGAAAGGAGGAATTATGAATTATTTAGAACAGTTCAAATATATTATCTGTACTGCCATTAGTGGTATGCTAAGCCTTTTCTTTCCTATCCGTGACTTTATGTACGCCATGTTGATAGTATTCACACTGAATTACATATTTGGTGTGGTTGCTGGTCTTAGTCATGGCGAAGAATGGGAGTTTAAGAAGGCAGCAGTATTCTCTTATCATTGTGCCGTATTCTTTGTGATAACGGCATCAATATTTCTAACAGGCTATTTCTTACATGCAGATGAGGAAACACTGGGCGTTGTAAAAGCTCTTTGCTGTATAACCATTTGGTTCTACTCTACAAATATAGTAAGGAATTGGCGTATAATGCTCGTTGAGAATACCACGATGTGGAAAGTGGCAGGATTCGTCTACTACGTATTAACCCTAAAGGTGGTAGAGAAAATTCCTTTCCTGAACGAGTATTTAAAAAGTACCAACAGTAAGGGTGATAGCGACAAAGCAGATATTTTATAGTTTCATAATAAAAAAAAGAAGAAAATGAAAACATTTAGCAAGAGTAATTTATTATTAAGCCTTATAGGCTTACTTATATCGTTCTTTATAACGATTAGTTCTGCAAAAGCAGACGCACCAGCGGTAAATGTATGCGTATATTCTTTAGTAGTAGTGAGCGTTGTTAGCTTTATGGTAGAAGCGTTTCGCCTACTCATTAAAGAGAATGCACGTTGGCAGTGGACACGCATCGTGCTATGGCTATCAGGCGGTATCGTTGGCACTATATTAGGACTTTTACTTTCATAATTTTATTGTTTTGTATATTTAGTTTTTAGTTTTTAGTTTTTATTTATTGTTTTATTCAGGCTGCTGTTGGTTCGAGAGGAATAGGCACAGCCATTTTAACACACAAACACAATGGAAACAGTATTATTAGGACAAGGCGGAGAACACCAAGAAGGAGTAGTCCGCATCAATTACAAGAGCGACTTTCCTCTCGAAGTGAAAGTTGTTAGAAATGGCGTAGCAGAGAACTTTCCTGATGCCGACTTTACGCTAACGGCAAAGACAGAGGGCGGTTTCACTGTCTACAAAGCAGAACGCAAAGCAGGCGTGTATAGCCATTGCAAGCGAGACGGAGAACGACTGATTATGTTCTTCGACAATCACGGACTTGCCAAAGGTAGGTTGATAGTGTCAGCCGTTATTAATCACCCCGATGCCGACTACACCGAAGATGGTATCAGACAAGAGAATTTAACCACCACAACCAATATAGAGCTTGTGGAGGATAATGGCGATGCGCTACAATTGCAATTACCCGAGCCTCGTGTAGTGGAGAAAGTGGTAGAAAAGATAGTTGAGAAAGAAACCAACCACTACACCGACTTACAGAAGAAAGCAGCAGCGTGGGTAAACGAATTAAACTTAGATGGCGAACCTGTATATTCTTTGGTTTTGGATTATTTTTTTAAGAATATTCAAGATATAAGTGCTCTCCCAATACTTTTTAGCGGAAGCTACATGGATGGAGCGAACGAAACAGACCCCGACTTTAACGATAAGTTGGAACTTGCCAAGTATTGCTTTGATTCTAGCTCAATAACAGATACGGGTTACTGTTGCTTTGCGAATATGAATGCTCCACATTTAGACTTAGAATTATTTTTAACGGGGACAACCAAGGTGGACAGCACATTTCAAAGAGCGATAGTAAACACTATAACTATCAAAGCACAAGGATATTATATAAGTAATAGCAGTTCTGAAATAAACGTTGATGACATTCATAGTATAATACAACCTTTATTTGATGATTGTGTTGCGAAAAAAGCAACTATCATTAAGGGATTTCCAAGCAATGAAAGTGTTTACTATTACTTAGCGGCTATAAAAAATAGCAAGGTAGAGTGTTTCGAGTTTAAAGAGGAATATAAACCTACTGCTTTAGACATTAACATCGTTGCTGATAAATATTTGCCCGATGTATCGCAAGATGAGCATAAACCGAAGCTAATATTTAGGAATGTGGTTGGCACAGTAAACGAAGAGTTAAAGCAGAAGATACTCGCCAAAGGCTACCCATCAGTAGAGTTCTACGAGGGAGAGAATAAGGTGTTGTAATGTAAATGGGGGTGTATCAAAACTCGTTTTCAGCTAAAGAC